GCTTATGACATGATGCCAGATGACCCGTCCAACCCTCTGGTGGCTAGATCATATGATGCGATGATTGCAGAAACGCTAGATCAATATAAATCGCTAAAAGACAGCGGAATTGATTTTAAGTTTCTTAAAGAAGGCATGAGTGACCCATATGCGGCTTCACCTGCTATGGGTTATCAGGATTTGGTGGAAAATGGGCGTCTTTTTGTCTATCCAACTGACTTTGGCTTTGGCACTGACGCTGCTTTTGATCCGTCCAAAAACCCACTTTTAAAAAGTGTTGGGCGCGTTGGCGATAAAGAGAATGCAGTCGCAAATGATGCTTTCCGCGCTGTGCATGATGCTTACGGCCATTTTGGGGGAGGAAACCCCTTCTTTAGACGTCAGGGCGAAGAGCGCGCATTTCTTGAGCATTCCAGAATGTATAGCCCAGAGGCGCGTGGCGCGATGACGTCTGAGACGCGAGGGCAAAATAGCTGGCTAAACTCTGGCCCGCATGGTCAAGCTAACAGGTCAGCGTCTGGTAATAACACTGTATTCGCCGATCAAAAAGCCGGTATTATGTCACCTTGGACGGGTGAAGTGAGTGGAATGCCAGATGATGACGAAATAAAAAGATTGCAACAATATATGGCTGAACGCAAATGGCAATAACATTTGGCGGGCTTCACACACCATTTAGAGATTTTGGCGAAGACGAAGACAAAATGGTAAAAGAGCCAGAAGGCGATTACGCCAAGGCAATTAAAGAGATCAGATTGCGGGGCAAGTGGCTTTCAAAGAGTAGACCGACAAAGGAACTGAACTAATGGATTATGAAATCAACCAGATGGTGTCGGCGCTCGAAGAAGAGCTAAACCCAGACGTGATGAAGGACGACGAGCTGCAAGGCATCGTCGGCAAAGAGATTGAAGACGCAATCGACTACATTGACAACTGGATTAGCCCGATGCGCGCAACGGCGACGCAATATTATCGCGGCGATCCATTTGGAAATGAGGAAGAGGGCCGCAGCCAAGTCGTCTCAATGGACGTACGTGATACCGTACAGGCGATCATGCCGTCCCTGATGCGTATCTTTCACGGCACAGACCGCACTGTTGAGTTTGTCCCGCAGGGTCCAGAGGACGTTGCGAGCGCTAAGCAAGCCACCGACTACGCCAACTTTATCATAAACCGCGACAACGACGGCTTCCTCGAAATGCACAGCGCATTTATGGATGCCCTAGTGCGCAAGGTTGGCATCATCAAAGTCTACTGGGATGACCAGACTAAGTTTGAGACGTACGACATGAGCGGCCTCGATGACGCGTCTCTTAACGCGCTGATGTCTGACCCAGATGTCGAAATCGAGATCACGGCGTCCACGCCTGTCGGCGAGCCAATGATGGACGAAATGACCGGCATGATCATGGAACCTCCGATGGAGCATTCTGTTCGTGCCACATACACGCACCCAGACGGGCGCGTGAAGGTTGAGGCTGTCCCGCCGGAAGAGTTTCTGATTTCACGCGAGGCTAAGTCGGTCGAGCAGGCTGACTACGTTGCGCACCGCCGCATTGTCACCGTCTCAGAGCTTGTCGCGATGGGTTATGACTACGACGAAGTGTCGAAACTAGGCTCTGCGCACGAAGACATGTCAACCAACGTCGAGCGCTACACGCGCAACAAGGCGCTGTCCAACGAGATGAATGAGCGCAACGATCCTGCGATGAAAAAGGTTCTCTACGTCGAGAACTACATCAAAGTGGATTATGATGGCGATGGCATTGCTGAACTGCGCAAAATTTGCACAGCAGGCGACGGCAACAAAATTCTGATGAATGAGCCATGCACAATGGCACCTTTTGCCACAATGTGCCCCGATCCTGAAGCTCATGATTTCTTCGGGCATTCCGTCGCTGAGACCGTGATGGATATTCAGCGCATCAAGTCATCCATCATGCGTAACACGCTTGACAGCTTGGCGATGTCCATCCACCCACGCATTGCTGTGACCGAGGGAATGGTCAACATGGATGACGTTCTTTCCACAGAGGTTGGCGCGATCATTCGCCAGCGTTCTGCCGGTCAGGTGCAGCCACTGTCTATGCCGTTCGTCGGTCGCGAGGCGTTTCCGGTCCTGCAATACATGGATCAGGTTAAAGAGGCCCGCACAGGCATCTCAAAGGCGTCTGCTGGGCTTGATGCTAACGCATTGCAGTCATCCACGGCGACAGCCGTTGCTGCCACTGTAAGCGCAGCACAACAGCACATTGAGCTGATCGCCCGCATCTTTGCTGAGACCGGCGTCAAGCGCATGTATCAACTAGTGCTACACTTAATTACGACGCACCAAGATCGCGAGCGCATGGTCCGATTGAGCAACGAATTTGTGCCAATCGACCCACGCGCATTTGACTCAAATATGGACGTCACTATCAACGTGGCTCTGGGCCGAGGTTCTGACACTGAGCGCATGATGATGCTCCGCCAGATCGGCGAGATGCAGAAGGAAGCGATGGCGACGATGGGTCCACAGAACCCGCTGACTGACATCAACAAGTTGTCCAATACGCTGAAGGCAATGACAGAACTTGCAGGCTTTAAGGATACCTCTCAATTCTGGGCGGACCCAGCGCAATTCCAGCCACCACCTGCGCAAGATAAACCTGACATCAATGAGCAGTTGATACAGGTGCAAATCCAGCAGATACAGGCGGACATGCAGAAGAAGGCTGCCGAGTTGCAGCTTGGGCGTGAAAAGATGATAATGGACGATGATCGCAAGCGCGACGAACTTGAAGCGGAGCTATACGTCAAGGCCGAAGAAATGCAGGCCAAGTATGGCACGCAGCTCAACGTGGCTAAGATCAAGTCGGACATGGCGATCAACCGCGAAGTTATGAAGGCGCAGGCCGACATAATTAAGGATGCTACGCGTGAAATCTAAGCAGCAAATAATTGACGACGGGAACGAGGCTTCCCGTCTTCTACGTGACACTGATTTCATCCGCTTTATGGGTGAGATCGAACAGGATTGCTGGGAGGAATTTAAGACAACCTTGGCCAGCGATAGTGAGGCCCGCGAGGGCATTTACATGAAACTGCGCGGCGTTCAGGCGGTAGGTCAGAAGCTGCGTGCAATGCAGGATAATGCAGCTATTGAAAAAAAGTCAAAATAGCGCATAATAGGGAGTAGACGCATGTCAGACACCAGCAACCCACTAGGGACTGATCTGAACACCGCACAGAATGCAATCAGAGCCATGATCTCGCCTCAAGAGGATAACGTGACAGAGCCTGATGCGCTTGAGGGTGAACCCGTAGAGCAATCTATGGATGAAGCCGAAATGCCGGAAGAGTATTCAGAAGAGCAATCTGACGAATATGATGAAGGCGAACTCGAAGCAGAGGACGAAGCTGAAGAGTTTGACGACGCATCCTTTGACCTTATGTCGGCAACTGTCGATATAGACGGCGAAGAGATTACCGTTGAAGAGCTAAAAAGCGGACAACTTAGGCAGAGAGATTATACTCGCAAAACTCAGGCGCTTGCAGATCGCACCCGTGAGGTCGAAACGCAAGCAGAAGAGATTGATCGAGAGCGTGCCCAATACGCTCAGATGCTGCCAGCACTACAGCAGCGGATAGAGCAATCGGTCGAACAGGAGCCAGACTGGGACACTCTGTATGATGCAGACCCTACGATGGCAGCGAAGGCAGAACGTCAGTGGCGTAAGCAGAACGAAGAGCGCAATGCTCAACTGCAAGCGGTACACGCTGAACAGCAGCGGATGCAACAGCTACACCAGCAAAAGGTGCAGCACATGCAGAAGCAATTTGTTGAACAGCAGCGTGAGGTCTTGCCTGAGATTATCCCAGAGTGGCGTGACAAAAAAGTCGCCACAAAAGAAGCAGGCGATCTAAAAGATTTCTTGGTTCGGGAAGGTTTCAGTGAGCAAGATATTAGCGGCTTGACCAATGCAACGCTTGTGAAACTAGCGCGTAAGGCAATGCTATATGATCGCGGACAAACGCGTGCGAAGACGGCAAAACAGAAGCCGAAACAGCAAGCGTCCAAGACATTGAAAAGCGGAAGCCGAGCGACACAGCCGAGACCCAAGGGCGAGCAACAACAAGCGCTACAGCGCGTACGTCAAAGTGGCCGTGTCAATGATGCTGCGGCTGCAATCAAATCTCTACTTTAGGAGGCCATCATGGCTATCGTAGCAAATACATTCACCTCTTTTTCAGCCCAAGGCATAAAAGAGAGCCTGAGTGACATAATCTCAAACGTCTCACCAGAAGAAGTGCCCTTGCAGTCAAACATCGGCTCTGAAAACGTGTCCAACACGTATTTTGAGTGGCAGACAGACACGCTTGCAGCAACTTCCACAACCGCTGTAATCGACGGCGACGATGTATCATCATTCGATGCATCATCCGCCACAACGCGCGTCGGCAACTACACGCACATCTTGCGTCGTACAACTATTGTGGCTGACAACCTTTCCTCACAAGACTTGGCAGGCCGTAACGACGAACTTAGCCTGCAACTTGCAAAGCGCGGCAAAGAGCTACGCCGCGACATTGAAGCCACGTTGACAGACAACAATGCTCA